GCGATGTGAGATAACTCACTTGCCGTGGCTGGAACTTCTCTTGCCAGTTGCCTTAAACCATCTGTTAAATCGTCATATGTTGTCGTGTCCGTCTCATCGACAGTCTTTCGAACATCAGCAAATGCATCTTGGAAATCTATAGCGCTCTGTACAGCACCCTTTAAGAAACCCTGTGCCGCACTAGAAATAGGCTGAAGTTTTTTGGCAAGATCTTCCGCTCTGCCGCCAGCCTCTTGGAGTCTATCAGAAAAACTCTGTACTTCTTCTCCCGTTTCTTTGAACGTATCAGTGATTTTTCCTACTTGCTTCTGGATCGAAACAAGTTTATCTTCTGTCTGCTGTATCTTCTTTTGTGTCGATGTGAATTCTTCACTAAAAGGAGACACCTTTTTCCTGTTTAATTCCTCAAGGTTATCAAGGAGAATCTTCAACTCATCTCTTGTAAGTTTCTCCTGCATCTTGAGGTTTTTAAACTTCTCGCTTATCTTTGTGATATTGGTCGGATCCAGTTTCAATTCCTTATTAAGGTTGCTGACCCCCTTTTTAAGGATATTGATAGACTTCTCTAAATTGGCAATGTTCTTATCAAATTTAAGGGTCTTGCCCATAAATTCAATCGTAATACCTAATTGTTCCATTATGTCTCCTGTATGAATTTGCTCATGTTGGCGGCACCGACCTTTTTACGTTCTGGCTTCTTTCCTTGTTTACTTATCTCTCCCATGATGTTGAACAGCGTGACGAGATACTGATTATCTGCCCAGTTCAAATCGATACGTATGGTAGCCAGAATTGCACATATCGCTCCATAGGAGAGGTTTACTTTTTTGGTCGGGTTGCCCCCTTCTTCGTTTTGGCTTTCTCTTTCTCTTCGCCATAAACGCATTCCATTGCCATCGTTAACAGTTTCATGACAAAACCGATGTCTTTGTCGAGGATGTTGTACACTTGGGTTTTCTTAAACTCTTCTGCCGTTGCTCTGTTATTGTGGAACTTGTCTCCGTCAATCTTGACGTAAGAAGCGCACGCCAGATCCTTAATAAGTTTCTTGTCAGTGAACTTATTAATATCCATTGACTCCGCATCGCTTCCAGCCGCATCCATTAAGGAATTAAGCAAAGACTTTCCAGAGAGTTCCTCATAAAGACCAATGCCCTTAAACAAAAGGGTGAACTGATATGTGATGGCTGTTTCCTTGCCTTCGACAAGTTCTCCGTCTTTGACGGTAAGATTAGGAATAATAAAAGTGTGTTTGATGATTTTTGCCATTATGCAATAAAAAGGGGAAGTGTTGCGCTTCCCCGTCTTTCCTTTCTATTATGCTTAAACTGGTTTAATTACGGCTGATGTAAACGCATCATAAGCAGTCTTGTTTTCCTCGGTTCTTGTGATGTAACCATACTGTACTGCTTTGCCGTTGTCGTCCACTACGAACGGACTATCGGAAGCGTTGTACTCAACTTCGATCTCGGCCGCTTCAACCTCGTCTTCGTCAGTTGTGCTTTCCATAGTCGGCTCACTTGCCTGTACGTTGTACAGATAGTGAAGCGTTGTAGTAGACAAACCAGTGTCGCAATCTTCCTCTTCTGTTTCGAAGAAGATGCAATGGTTTGCAAATACTCCCGTGTCAGTGAGCATTCCGCTATCGTTCTCTACGAACCCAAGGAACGGAGCATAAGATGCTGGAATGTTTCTGAAAGTTACTGTGGCAGTTCTGACCTTTGCGCCTTTTACTCTACAGTACTCTTTGTCATCGGCATATACACTGGATGATTCCTGTTCTACCTCGATGGTAGCCGAAACAAGTCCAGTGACCATGACTGGAGTACCGAAAGAGTAAACACCACCAGTTTCGGTGATAGGAGCATAGCCAAAATTCTTATTGCCATGAATGATCTTACCCATAGTTCTCCTTATTTGAAATCAACTTCTACTTTGACTTTTCTCATAGCGTTAATGTACGGATCTCGTATTTCCAAGTACGCTGGCTTGATGTGCTTCCGTGGTGCTGACCAACCCAAAGATTTCCTGTTTGCAATAAAGTGTCCGTTTTCCAACAAGTGAGTTAACTGCCAGTTTGTCTCGTTCCAAACCGTATCTTGATAACCGTTTTTTGTGGCTTCGACGGTAACGATCCATCCACTGTAATACGGTGTTGCTCTTCCTGCTCTGCCAGATTTTGGACTTGTTGCAATCAGAATATTTTTGGTCTTGTTTGAATACTTGTGCTGAATCTTTTCAAAATTGAGTTTCGCCTTAAGGCCTCTAAACTTTTCAAGACTAATGCTCTTCATACATCAATACTCCACAAGTACATCTGCCAAGCCAGTACTCAAAGTCTATTGCCTTTTCATACGTGACCGATACATTTAAATAATTCTTGACATAATTGACCAACGTTTTACGATCTTCAAAATCCCGTGTCGCCACAGTAATCTGAATGTAACACTGATATGTGCCTCTGTTGTCATACGAAATGAGATCGTCATTTGTGTAACTTAAAAAGATGTAGTCTCCACCGTTAAGGCTGTCTACATCTCCTACTTCCACAGGAACATTCAGAGGATTTGCGGAAAGATAATCATATATATCCTTCTGGGAATAAATCATCTTAACTCCTCAATGTCTAGAAGGACTCTGGTATTGGTTCTGAACTGTCGTAGCACTTGCTGGACTCTGTACTCTTTGCCCCTGTATGTGACGTACAGCAATTCATGTACCACTCCATCTTCTACGACATCATCGGTTGCCCATCTGGGAACCTCAATGTTTTTGGAGTTCCGCATAATCCTCTGGTTCTCGGCGCTCATCATATAGTAGTTCAACGAAAAGGCCTTCACTTCTTTGACCTTAATTGTGCGAGTAACGACAACATCTTTCGGAGAGCCGTTACTCGCTTTTACAGTACCAACATATTTTAACGTTGCTTCATCGAAACGTAGGATCTTAAGGTACCCACTCTCGTTATGTACTGTTCGGTCATGAAGTTCATATCAACGTCCAAATCCAGATCTTTAAGGCACTGATATGCGACACAGATTATGTAATCGTAAGATCGGTTATCACCTTCGGTAAAGATAGCATTGCCTTCTTTATCCTCGGCGTTGTTATCCAAACCTTCGCTGATTAACTTGGAGACTGCGCCTCCGACCAATATATCGAGTTGGTCATCGTATATATCGGTTTCACCTAACGGGAGGATTTTCTTGACTTGGCTTTTAATGTATTCTTTTGTCAAAGCCATAATTCACCTCCTATTTTTTAGATTTTCTCTTCGGTTTCTCCTCGGCTTCATCCTCTACTGGTTTGAGAAGATGGCGAGCCAGTTCAAACTGCTGATCGCTGACTATAACTACGGATCCCTTGTTCACAACAAGTGAGCAGTCAGCCAGTACTTCGCATTTCTTCATTATGCGCCTTTGTTGAACTGTACGAAGTGTTTCAGACGTGCAACGTTACCAGCCGCATACAGACGACCGACCATAATGGCCTTGTCTTCTCTTGCCGCAGTGTACGGATCGAACAGAGTTCTGACCATTTCACCTTCTGGTAAGTTCAAACGGTAGCCACGGAAGTCACCAGCAACTGCCCATGCCTGTCCAGCAGTAGCGGCATCATAAGCAGGAAGTGCCTGTGTGAATTCGACACGGATGCCGTTTACGTAATACTGCGGTTTGCCAGCGTTGTCGGTAGCGATCTGATAAATCGGTCTCTGCTGTAAGTCGACCAGACCCATGAAGTTGTTGAAGAACGTCTTCGGGTTCATAGCGACAGTCAGATTGTCGAAAGTAACGAGATCGGCGATACCAGCGTTGATGACGTTGAAGGATAACGCACCGTTAGCGGCTACTAAAGTGTTAGCGTTGCCGACGATACCGACAACACCTTTACCGTTGCTGTCTAATGCACCGTTGATGATACCGTTATCCAGTTTGAGGATGACTCTGTAAACGAGTTCGTCTGCGAGGTATCTCATGAAGTCGTCGGCTGTCATAGCCATCAATTCATCGGTCATGGAGATCCACTTCTTAATCATTGCTGGCTTCAGTTCAATTAAGCCGAGCGTGATGCTCTCTTCTTCTGGCTGTGCAGATCCTTCGGTATGGATTACAGCATCGTCTGCGGCGCTCTCAAACGGAATGGACAGATAACCTTGGATGTAGGACTTGTTGACCAGTCTGCTGAACTTGCCATAGTTGTACCATGCGGTTTCAACGTATGACTGCCAGATAGTCGGAACTGGAACATTGTCGGTGCCAGTGGTCATTGCTCTTAATTCGGTATCATCATTGGTACGGATAGCATCGACCCATGCTTTTCTGTATTCTGGCGTATCGTATTTGTCGACCTTCTGATCTTTTGCTCTCTCTTCTACTTTTTCGGGAGCAACGGTTTTAGTTAATGACATTCTCTTCTCCTGTTCTTCGAATTTCGCTCTTACTTCTTCGAGTTCTGAAATCTGCGAATCGATTTCATCTGCTTCCTTGGTTAATGAATCAACATCCTCAAGGATGGCATCTCTGGTTTCCACATCGGTCTTTTCGAACGCCGCTCTCTTCTCGGTGATCGATTCAGCGATGTCGTTCTTGCGTGCAATCAACTTGTTGATTTCTTCTTCAGCCATTGCACTAGATAAAATTTCGTTTTTACTCATGTAATAACTCCTTTAATCGTTTATCCTGTTCAGCACGCTTTTCCATCAAAGCCTTGTGCTGTTCGGCAAGTTCATCGCCGTTTCTCATCCAAGCGCTTGTCTGCGGATATGCAGGAAAAGTGACCAAAGAGACATCATAGATACGGTCGATATCGGTAATCGTTCTATATTCCCTTCCATCGCTTCTTGTCTCCCAGATCTCACCACCCTTTGCAATCGAGAATGCAAATGACATCGAAGAAATCAAGCCACTTCTGACAAGTTTCATAACGTCTCTGCCCTGCGTTGTATCTATGATGGATGCCTTCTGGAGCAAGCCTTCATCCGTAACTTGCAACTGTAATGAGCCGTTGCGAGTTCCTGCTAACAGTAAAGAATTGTCGTGGTTAAAATTGAGTACCACGTCACTCATATCCGTATGGTCGAAAGCATGACGGTCTATCTTCTCGGTAAACCATCCGATCTCGGCTTCACGGTCGAATACTGCCGCTACACCTTCGACATCGTTTGAATCGTTATCAAACTGACGGAGTTGTAGATTTAGTACTCTGGTAAGTTTGTTTGACATTAGATACCTCCTCGGCTGGTGCATCACCTTCCGATGCATCGCTCTTCGGCTGTGATTGGAATTCATTTACGACGCTGTCGAAGTTCTTGTTGTACATCAGTTCATCGCCACCTTCAATCGGAGGCAATTTGTAAATCATCCGTCTGCGTTCGTTTGTAGTAATATCCATCGCACCCTTGTAGGCAACATCAATTGCCTGTGCAATTGGAACGTACTCAAATGGATTCCTGTAATACTCGATACGATGGCCTTGCGTCAAAGCGGTTCTGGAAAAGATCTTGTAGGTCGCTTCCATAACAAACTGCTCGATCCTCGGTGCAATCGTTTTGTAAAAGAAAACCTCCATTTGATCGGAGGTTGCTGTGCCGTTTACAACCTTGGCGTTGATGCCATTGAATTGTAAAAGCATATCGATATACTTGTTGATGTCCGTTGTAGAAGCGGTTGAGAACGGATTTCCTAAAGACTTCCACTCTTCACCAGCATCCAAAACGAGAACTCCACCCTTGGTCTTTTTGATACGTTCGATAATCTCTTCCTGCTTGGAGACTTTCTCTTCCTGCCCAGCCATGACACGGGTAGCAACGCCTCTGGCGTAACCAGTTGCCGCACCACCTATCTGTACGATGCCACGGACAGTACCGCAGTCCTTCAATTCGTTGATTAACGTAGACAGGCCATAATCAACCAGATCGATCATGACCTTGTTGTAATCAAACGCACTGAACAGATCTCCATAGAAGATATCGTTCGGATTTGACCTCAAGTGGATCACATTACGGTAATCCACCAGTTCCAGCATCCCAGTTCTGTGGTTGCGGAACTTAAGATAGGCTACGTCCTCCGTAATCTGGTAACCGCCACCGAATTCATAATCAATAGCGTTAATGGGATCAATGCGGATAACGTTGCCGTTCTTGTCTCTTTCCATGAAGGCAATCGCATTACCGTACTTGCATAACTGGTACATCATCGTCCACATGAACTCAAACTTGCTCTGTAAAGGATTCGGGCGTTCGCTGACAAGATAATTCAGCCTGTCGTATCGATTCTCATACAGATCGCCTTTTCTGATTACGTGCTTCAGATCCAGTTTTGCGAACTCGGATGCGATGGTGTTGTAGATCTCTTCCATGATTGGCGTTGTAGGAGTGAAGATCGCTCCGCTCGACCAATCGGTGAATCCCATCAACTGTCCTTCCTTAATAAAACTGAAACCTCGTTTGGAGACGTGGACATCATATTTTGTAAACGGAATATGAAACTTCATTGTGTCTCCTTATCGATTAATTAGATAATCATCTAATTCCTTCTTCTGCTTGCGCAGTTCCCCTGTACCGTTTCCGCTTTCCATATGAAGTAAAACGGCATTGAGGCATTTGAGGATCATCTTGTCGTCCTCTTGCCTCTTGTCTAACTGCTCATCGACCTCTTTCTGTCTCTTCTCTAAACCATCGATCTTGTCCATAAATTTCTTAAAAGGTTTAAAAATGTATGCGACTACACCACAGAAGCCGACAATCCATGAGCCGACATTGAAAATCTGTGACAGTGTTATATTCTCCATCACACTTGCCTCCTTGAGTAATCAATAGATAAATCATCATTTACAATGCTTTCCTTATAGCCAAAGCGATGATGATGCTCATCATGGCAATATGAATGGCAAGCAACTAGGTTATCCATGTTGTAAGCGACATCGAAGTCTGTATAGTTGTCTTCGTTCAACTCTTCCTTATGGTGAACCGTTGCTCTTTTTGTAATGATCTTTCCGCAAAAAAAACAGATCGCTCTGTCTCTTTCGATGACCGCCTTGCGAGTTTCTTGCCACAACTTGGTCTTATAAATTCTCTTGTGATTCTCCACCATCCCACCATCCTTTAAGGAACTCAAGGTTTGCCTCACCAGTGTCTCTGTTGTTGATGAAGACATTACAGGCCGATCTTGCTGATAGATTGGCAATGACACCATCCTTGCGCTCTCTCATGGAGTTCGTAAAGGTGATATTACCGTACTGATCCTCCTTGGATTGAGCGGCGGCGAAATGTAACTCACTTAAACGATTATTGTTGTATACGACCCCACGGGATCGCACTTCTTTAGTTGACTGAATAATCGGCTGTGAATTCTTCTTGTCCTCCATGCGAAATTTAATCACTGGAGGCTTCCCGTCAAGAGATGGAATGTTGTGGTTGCAGAAAGATTCAATCTTGGATGCCTTGTTCGGATCCAGTCCGAACTTGCATATCGTCCAGTTGTACTTCAGTTCCAAGTGTGCGATGTAGTAAATGATGAAATCTTCCGTTACACCAGTACAGTCACACCTTGCCTGTTCACCGAACTCTTCCACTAACGTATCGATGAGTTTCTCATCGATCACAACAACATCTCCCCGTTGTGCATAAAGTTCATACCCGTACTTTCCACTCCTTGGATTGTACAGGATGTTTGCGTCTTCCTTCGATTTTGCCTTAAGCATTTCCCTTCGCTCGACCTTGATTTCCCCGTCGATCTTCAACTCTTCTTCCCAGTACTTCGGGATGAAGTAGAAGTCCTTGCAGAACTCTTCGCCCGTGTATGGGTTGTAGAGCATCATCTCAAGACAGGCGAGGTCGTTTGTCGGATTGCGCAGATAAGCCATATCGAGGCCAAGGAAAACGGGAGCATTGTAGAAAATGCTCTCGTTGAATTCCTTCGCTCTGCACTCCCGTTCGCTGAAGTAAGACGTAATTGGATTCTGGGGAATGTTGAAGTTCTTCGTAAGGATCGATACCTTCTTCGTTGGGTCGTTTATCATGTCCACGATCTTGCCCTTAAGCAACTCCACGGACACGGCAACGCCCAAAGAGGGATTTGACTTCTTCAAGATCCCGATATCGCCCTTGTTGTATGCTTCAACAATCTCATCAAAACTTTCTTGCCTATATATCGCAAAAAACTTCCGATAGTCCTTCACTTCGCTATTTCCAAACAGCAAGGCGTGTGCGAGTTCTTTACGGCTGTCTAAATAGCCGCCTCGCACTGTACCGTCCGTTGAGGCTTCGATAGTAAGACTATCTGACCTCTTAACGGACTTACGCAAGTCATCGGCATATTTCGAAGTCCGCATTCCGTGGATTTCGTCGATGACCAGTACTGCAGGGATAATACCTTCAAAGTTCGTACCATCTGATGACATCGCAATCAGTTTGGAGTTCATCTCCTCGATCTCGATCTCACCGATTGACTGCCTTATATTGGCATACTTTTCCAGAACCCTGTTGCGTTTGATAATCTTCATGGTGTTATCAAAACACAAACGAGACTGTTTATAGGCGTTTGAGCCTATGTAGATCTTCGCACTAGGCAGAAGATTATGGTAGAGAAAATACAGATTCAAGAAGGATATGAACGTTGTCTTTGAGTTACCACTTGCAATCAAGATGAGAACATCATTGACGATGCGCACATACTTCTTAACAAAGCCGATCTGGTTTCCGTTGTCATCGAACTCCTCGACCTCAAGGTTGCCCCAGAAACAAAGGATGGAATAGATGACCCACTTCTGCCAGAGCAGTAAGCGTACAGGCTTGCCAGCGTTTTCGCCTTCAACAAGGATGCAGTACTTTTCGATCCAGTCGACACAATGCCGACCCTTCTCTTCAAGAAAATCAAACTTTTTGAGCATCTCCCTTTGCAGTTCGCACTGCGCAATAATTTCGGGTGAATAGTAACGTGGATGCTCTTCAACGTCCTCGATATATTGCAGGAATGGATTAATTGAATGGGTTGTCTTCTTGCTTCGGCTCGGCAATTCGACCAGCCTCCGTTTCAAGTGCCAGTATCTGATTTCTCAAAGATATGTTGACCTTTTGAAATTTCTCCAATAGTCCTAACTGCGGAAGGGCGGAGAGGGTACCGTTGCCATTGCCATGCATTAAGATTTCTTGGTGGTCAATTTCATACTGCAGTCTCTGGATGAGTCCTTCGTTGCGAACGTACTGCTCTTTGCAGTCCTGTAGCATATCAAGTACGCTCGACTCCTCGGATTCATCGATCCTTCTGACGGTCGGTTTGAAATTTCCAGATTTCACCTTCTCTTTCTTGGAAGTCTCTTCCTTCAGATCCTTGGTCTTGTTGACCTCTTCCA